ACATGAATCCAGCCACTTTCGGGCTCACCATCTCGATAAAACTCGAGAATGAGTTGATCAAATTCTAAATTATCCCTGATCCACTCCGCTAATTCTTTGTTGTCGGTTCCAGCCACTTCGATATCTGCTGCTTTACCTTCAATGTGTTGTGATTTAATCGAACTTCCTATTGCTAAACATACTTCTGCCGATCTATATCCAGAGGAGATTAATACGGGAGTATCGAAATGAGATCGAATGGGCTGCAATACATTGACACAGAGTGCCTTTAAATTATCTATTTGTGTGGGGGAGGGATTATTAGATATTCCTTTCCTCTCTGCAATTTGAGACTTAACTAATTCTGATAATTGAAAATTTGCTGAAAGTTTCATTAACTACATTTCCATCTTTTTCTTGCTTGTCGCAATCTTGAAGTAGGGTCATTTGCTGCTTTGGGAAACATTTTCATTTGTCCAGCAGATCTAGCACAATAAGACTTTCTTCTTGATGCTCTTTTAGGTCCTGGACTTGATTCTGTTACTGCGGTACTTAATTTAGAACCTGGGTTCTTTCTACGATAAGCTTTAACTCCAGCCGCTGTCATTCCAGCACCAGATTCTGTAGATCTAAAGTTTTTTTTATTTCTAGCAGGCATTCCTCCTCTAGCGGCACCTACAGGCTTAACTTCAATTTCTTCTATATATTCTTGAACTTGCCCGTTATTTTTTCCAGTAGGTAATTGTGAAATATTTGCATAGGCCTCTAAAATAGAGCCTATTGCAGAGTATGGATTTTTAGCCATTAGGGGACTACGGTTGTTGTGACGTTAATCCTGGTGCAGAATATTTATCTGTAAATAATGTAAATGAAGTAATGTCGGTAAAAACGGAACAATAAATTCCTTGTCCAAAAGGTATACCGTCTTCTGGAATATTTAAGGTAAGTATGTCTCCAGCAGGAACATCTATAACAAGTAAAACTGTTCCACCACTACCATTAGTCAAAGTTAACGATCCAGCACTTGCTGTGTTATTAGCAATAGAAATACCTTTAAGTCTAATTGAAGGTGTAACAATTGACCCCGTACCTGTTCCTCTAGTAGCTTGAATGTCGCTTTTAAATCCCATGGTGCTTATATTATATATTTAAATTAGGGAGGCGTAAATACGCCTCCCTAAATATCTTATTGATTATGCTCCTGCAGAACCGAAGATTCCTCTAGGATCAGACCAACCGAAGCTGTATCTTTCTCTAGCCTTGAATCTAACGTTTCCAGTATCAAAATCACCTTCAATAGCAGTTTTGATAGCGCTTCTTACAAAGTGCTTCATGCCATTTGGTGCATCAGTAAGGATAAAGAAAGCATCAGTGTCAGTCAAGAAATGATTGACTCTGTAACCTTCTGGTACCATACCCATGTTCATCATAGCGTTTATATCGTTTTTAGCGAACGCGTTTGATCCACCAGCTGTAGTTGATAGAGGAGATTTCAAAATTCGCTCAGCAGTAAATTGTAATTCTTTTGGAATTACTAATTTTCTACCTTGAGTAGCGATTTTTAATCCTCTTTCGTCAACAAATGCTGCGATGTCAATCAAAGATTGTTCTAACGAAGTTTCTGACAAGTCAGAAGCTGTAGACAATATGTTTCTGAAAGAGCCACCAGTAGCAAGTGGGTGATCAGCAGCTAATAAAGCTTTGCCATCTCCCCCTAGATAAGTAGCACTAAAACCATTGTTTAGTACGTTAGCCGCAGTTATTTGTTTAGTTTGAGACATTGAACGAGCAAGCGCTCTAGTGTATCTAGATGCTAATCTGTCGTACAAGTTATCTTCAATAGCTTCCTCAGTAATAGCAAAAGCAAGTGCTACTGTATTATGAGTGTATCTAGAAGTGTAAGCTTCAGATGCTTGGTCAAAGTTAACCATTGCACCTTCAGATTTTACTGCCGCAGCACCAAAACCTGTTAGCATTACTTCCTCTTCGAAAGCTCTGTCAGATGACTCAGTCATGAAGATTTCCGCATGTTCATTGTCGTATCTGTTGTATTCCAGGCCGAATAGTGCATTCAATCCTGGCTCTAGTTCTTTAACTAGCTGTGATCGTGATATAGCCATTATTTATTTCTCCTATTATAAGCCTGTACCATTTCCACCATAAGAGTAGAAATGATTGTTGATTCTTACAAGCACATCAACGTTTACTGCTCCAACTGTGTCGCTAGAAACGTCTTGAGAGACATCGATAGCTTGAACTGCAAATGTATTTGCAACTCCAGCAGCAGAGTAGTCTAGTTGAACTTTTGATATACCTGTTTGAACGTTTCCAGTCGCGTTAGTGATTGAAAAGTTCTTAAAGATGTCTGCTACAGCGAATGCTCCATCAGAATCAATTGAATAAACTACTTCGGGATCGTCAATAACCGTAGCGATAATATCGCCTTGAGTCGGTGTAACAGATCCTGGATAATAATTTTTCCAAGTTGGTTTCTGAGTAGTTGGGTCGTTGTAGAACACTCCATTAAATACCCCGACAACAGCCGCAGAATTTCCAGCAGTAGCTCTCTGAATAAATCCAGTGGAAGTTGGTATTACCAAATCCCCTTGAAATATCGCAGTGCCATAACCCGCTTTAATTCTATATCTGTTCTGAGCATTTATAAACGGAGAGCCATCTAACTTTCTTACTGGTCTAAGACCATATTTTTCAGCTACGTTAGCCATATTGTTAGTACTCCTTTTTATATTTGTTTCAGTTTGTTTTTGGGATGGTTATCGTCACAAAATTAGGACTTACTTCCACCACCAAAAGATACACGAGATTGTCGACTAATATTAATCGGCATCTCAGGTCGTTGTTCCTTCATGACATCGCGATCAACCGCTTCTATTTTGTCCTGAGTTATTTTTTTGAAATAATCAGAGCGCGATTGCACGATTTCTTCAGGTATCCTTGCCAACACAAGGCCAGCAACCCCGATCAAACCTGCGTATTGTCCGTCTCGAATAACTGGGTATCCGTGGTCACCGATAGAATTTTTAATTTCTTCGGCTCTTACAAATTCCCAACCTTCTCTAAGTTTCTTAGATACGTTTGCCGTATCGTTAAAACCCATAGACTCGACTCTGATCCATCTATGGACCATGCCGACTGGCGCAGGTGGTGCGTCCAGAGCTGATGGTGGCGACCAAGGTTTCTTTCTCAAAGCCTCTTTATGTTCTTCAGTCGCGCGTGAAGTCTTAATTATTTTATTATCGCTCATACTATTGTACCTCCTTCACGTATTTAGCGTATTCTTCTAGTGGCACCCCTAATTTTTTGGCTATAGCCACCTGTGACTTGGTGAGTCTCACAGTTCTGCGTCCTTGCTGTTGTCTACCAGCACTAGCAACTTGTTGGACGGGTTCTCTTCGTTGCTCTTGTATAGAAAACTTATGAGGGAAATTATCCTTCATTCGTTTATCTATTTCATTATAATACTCTTCGCTTTCAACGTCTACACCCATACCCACTAGATCCTCATGGATGGTAAAAGCGGCATTAGTCATGATTTTATCATTTCCAAACCAAGTATTCTTTTGAGCCCAGGTCTTAGCTTTTCCACTAGGTGCTGGGTCTACAGGTCTAGCTCTTTGCTGTTCCTGTATTTCAGAAGCTTGTACTTTCTTCTGCTCTTCAAGCTGTCTTAATCGTTCTGTACGGTCTGCCATTTGCAATTTAGCTTTTTCTTTTTGAACGGCAAGTTGAGTTAACTCATCATTCGCTTGCATGATTGCATCTGCATCATTAGATTCAATGGCGGTTCTTAATTTGATTCGTACTTGTTCTCTCTGTGCATCTACTCTTGCATCAAATTCTTTTAAGTACTGTTCATCTGCAGTGTCTAGTCTTTTTTCAGAAGTTTCATATTTTTTATGAAGGCCTTTTGCAAATTCTAAAGCTGCTTGTTCTCTGCGCTCTGCTTCTCTATATCTTCTTGTTAATTTATCTATTCTTTTTTGAACAGATTCATTTATCTCAGATAAGTTATCCGCTTCTTTTTTAGGCTCTTCTTTTGGTTTAGTAGTAACAGGTTGATCTTCTATTTGTTCAATAGATAATTCTTCCTTGTTGTCTTCTTTTCCATGAGACGTGTAACCTAAATCAACTTCACCAGAATTTAAATTTGGTTCTTTTGATTTTTCTTCTTTTGTTTCTACTTGGATATCCTGCTCTTTAGCATCATCCAAATCTAATTCAACCTCTGGTTGAATCTTAGCTTGTTTTTGTGCTTCTATCATTTTGTTCTCCTATTAATATAAATGAAGTATGTCTTCGGGTTTACTGATGGTGGCTATAATTTCATCATCATTTAAAATACGGTGTTCTCCATATTTTGTTTTAAATCTTGAGCCAGCATATCTTCCATAAATAATAAATTGGCCTTCCTTACACCAAGGACCATTAGGGAATCTAGTCTTATCTGCATAACAAAGATCTCCCATAGAAACAACTAAACCAACTACGGTTGTCATTTGAATAGTTTCACTTGCGTTATCGGTAAGTAAAATTCCGCCTTTAGTTTTTTTAGGACCTGAATAAGGTCTAACTAAAATTCTATATCCTACTGGTTTGGGAATTACATCCAGATATTTTTGTATACCTTCTGAATCGGTGGGTATCTCTTGCTCCTTAGATTCAGGGGCAACAGTATCTTGCGACACGCCTAGTAAAGACGTATCAGGGGTTATTATCGTCATCGACATTCTCCATGTTCTTCTGCAGGTCTTTTAGATCCTGAAGCAACACCTCTAGGGCATTGAGTTTCCCTCTAGAGTACTGGAGTTTATCTACTGTGTCTACACCATAGCATAAATGGTCTTTGATTTGTTCTATTTGTTTTTTAATATAGTGTTTAACCTGGTCTAAGGTTCCTAAATCAAGCATCTTTTTTCTTTTGTAAAGCTATTTTATTATCACCTTTTAAGACAGGTTCAAAGCCTAAATATTCTACTAATATAGTTCCTATAACATTCATATCATACTTAGGGTAATCATCATAAACAAATACAGATCCTATTCTAGCCCTGTCTCCAAAGAACATAGTTTCCCGTATCACATCTATGGTTTTATGCGGACCGTCAAAATGAACTAAATCGTAGGTGTTACTAATTTTTTTTGTATTTCGGTAGATAGGTACCCCATCAGCAAATCGTTTCATGAATTCATCATCGCCTATGGAGTACAATGTAAAATGTTCATAAGATAAATCTTGGAGTAGCTGTAACTTCATACTGTTGGTATAGTCACAAGTATAAGTTCCTGTGGTGTCGTAATGTTGATAATCTAAATTACCATAAGGATCAATTCCAATATGCCAGTGGGTCTTGTCTTTAAAAGAATCTAAAATAATCTTAGAGCCTTGTCCCTGACGTACTCCGATCTCAGCAGAAAGAACCTCGGACCACGGGACTAGCTTACAAGCGCTTTCTAATAGGTCGTATTCTGTACTATCTCCTTTAATCATAAAGAAGTTCTATACTATTTTTTCTTTTTTAGAAAGACCTTTTCTATACTATTCGCAACGGCATCTGCCGCAAGTACATCTTCTTCCCAGTATTCTGTTTACTAGTTTTTTTAAAAAGTTTTTCATTACTTTTTATTAGCTGTTTTAGCTGCTTGTTTAAATTGTTTCGAAGTAGGAGCTCCTTTGGATCCAACTTTTCTCATCTTCTCTTTTGAGCCTGCTTCCATTCTTTTTCTTTTAGCATGAATGTTTGCGTATAGTCCTGGTTTAGCCATTATTTTTTATGCTTAGCACCCTTCATTATTTTTCCGTTTGGCATCTTGTGCGTCTTTTTCTTTTCTGTGCTTTTAGATTTTTTCATTATTTGTTACATCCGCAGTTGTCTTCGCATTTACATTGTTTAATGAATAGTATTTTACAAACAGTCCACGTAGTTACAACGTAAGCTATTCTTAATACTTCTTTTCCAAAATCAATAAACTTATTTAGTTTTTCCATTATTTTTCTCCTTTGTTGGCAAGTGTTCTTGCAATACTTTCACCAGATCTTCCCACTACATAACCACCTAGTCCAATGTTTAATAAAGTCCAAACATCTCCTGGTAATTCAAACGTAATAATAGTTCCAGTAAAGATTCTTATGACAGGTCCTAAGACAAAATTCCACACTAATATAAATATTAATACATACATTAATAAAGGTCTCCAACTAGCTACAAACCAGTTAGATTTTGCCTCTGCTTCTACAATAGAAGCCGCTGCTTTTAATTCTTCTGTGGAGGATAATAATAGTTGAGTGTTAAGCTGAGCTTTTAATTTTTCTGCTAGATCTTTATCAGGGATAGCTTTGTCCACGGTAGCAAACAACATCTTTGCTAAAGGAGCTATAATACTTAATGCGGGAAGCATTTAGAACACTCCTTTAAAACCTTTTCCTCTAATAGCTGCTCCACCACCTCTTACTTCTCCGCC